ATCTACAGAATCATATGTAATAACACCAATAGTCTTCAAACCATCTTCTAACTCAACCACTGCATTCGTGATAAGTCCTACATCGGAATGATTATATAATCCCTCTTTTACTGGTTTTTTTTCTCCGCCAGGTTCTTGTATGAATGGTTTCTTAACCTTATCATTTTGTTTCATCCTTTCACCAAGTCTTTTAGCGATATTACCTACTGGTTCTAAGGCCTCTTTCATACTCTTTGTCTTTTTCTTCATCGAGTTGATGTACTTTCGATAGACGGCTGCTTCAGAACTTTTACCCATCTCTCTCGCCCTTTGTTCCATAGCAACAGCCGCTTGAATCTTATGAGCATGTGATCTAGAAGAACTCCTGATTTTTGATACAGATGCTTTAGCTTTAGCCACGTTCTTAAAACCAAGTCCATGAATAGTTCCTTTAGGATCTTCATCAGTATATAAGTCAGAGTGTTTTTTGGATTTTGCTGGTTGTCCTTTCTTTCTTGGAATACGAGGATTTGATCCCTCATAAACTATCGCTTCACCCATTCCGCCACCGCCATTGCCACCACCATTACCACCAGAGCCACCGTTACCATTTCCAGCGCCATTCCCACCGTTCCCATTTCCGTTAGAACTTCCGTTACCATTTTTCTTTGTTTCGTTATCGTCCTCTCTTTCTCTCGCAAGATATCCACGAGCACCAATACGATACCCACGAGGGATCTTCTTACACTTTTTTTCATCAAAGCAGTAATATTTGCCTGGCGGACACTTCTTAGCCATAAATCGAATAGGATCTTCAGATATATTTATACTTTTATTACAGTCTTAGATAATTTAAAGACCGTGGATGCCGTAGATGTGGGTGTTACACGAAGTCTTAAATTACCACCACTAATATCAGCATCAAACGTTGCAAGCACTGATCCTGTACGAATTGTTCCAAATTCACTCAAGAAAGCATTAGTTCCATCATGAACAACATTGATTGTTGTCACATGATATTCAGTTCCTCTAGTGACTTGAACTTGGAAAGTTGCAGAACGATTCACTGTTGCAGATACACTTGCAACAGTGTCCGCACTTGATGATGTTGTTGTTAAAGTGTCACTTGAAAGTGTGATGATGCCTGGATCTCCAAGATCCACACCTGACGATGCAGTAATAATACCAGTTGCAAGAATATCATTTTGATCCAGAGATGTAATCGTTCCAGCAACAGACAAGTTACCACTAATGATTGCATCAACAGCATTTACATTGGTGACTGTGACACTTGGAGAACCTGTTAGTCCTTGAGCGCTGACTGCGAGTGTGGCGTTTGATGCAGTTCCTGTAACGTCACCAGTTACATCACCTACAAAACTTGTTGCAGTTGTGACACCAGTTGTAAATATATCTCCATCTGGACTAACGGTGACACCAGTTCCAACAATAATATCATTTCTAAATGTAGATATTCCAGCAACATCTAATATACCTGTTCTTACATTTGCAGTTCCAGCAATACCTGTGAGTGCAGATCCGTCAATCGCTGGTAATGCAGATGGAAATCTTGCATCAGGTATTGTTCCCGAAGAAAGATTACTTGCATTTAAAGAATTAATGATTGAAGATGTAACAAACGCAGCACCGTTGGTGAGTTGATTATTATTGGTTGGTATCGTGGGTGTATTTGAAAAATTATTATAATCAAGATAGAATGAGGCAGCTTGACTGTTTAAATTAGTTGAATTAGATGCCAGTGTTGCAGCTGAAGCAGTTCCTGTTAAGTTACCCGTAAAGCCACCCACAAAAGTAGTTGCAGTTGTGACACCTGTAAAGAATCCATCACCATCAGGACTCAGAGTAATACCACTTCCAACTTTAATTCCAGATCTTGCGGTAATAAGTCCAACAGAATCAACGTTAGTAACATCTTCATATGTAAGAGTTCCAGCAATGGAGACATTACCATTTGCAGTTAAGTTAGTAACTGTGACACTTGGATTACCTGTTAATCCAGCAGATGTTCCTGTTGTATTTTGATTTCCAGCAGCATTGACGCCAGGCAAATCAATGTTTGCAGATCCGTTAAATGATACACCACCTATTGTTCTTGCATTTTCAAGTATTGTTGCAGTTGCAGCATTACCTGTGATATCATCACTCGCAGTTATAAATCCAGCACCGTTTGTTAATTGATTAGTATTAGTAAATGATGTTGTAATAAATCCAGCACCATTAGTCAGTTGATTATTATTTGTTGGTATTGTTGGAGTGTTTGAAAAATTATCGTAATCAAGATAATAAGATGCAGCCTGACTGTTTAACTTAGTTGCATTTGTAGCAGAACCAGCAACATTGGAATTAACCTGTATGGCATTTCCCATGTAAGCATGAGATGAGCATTGATAATGAAGAACAGTTGGTGTAGAGTCTGTAACTTCTAAATCAACATAACCTGATCCTACAGTGACTCCTGTTGAGTATTGAGTTGCCTTTGCAGCATCGAGATAAAATCTAAATGGATGACTACCAGCTACTGAACCAGAGAAACGATATGTTCTGCCAGGTGTTAGAGTTAGAAATGGTGACTGAACATTGTCTAAAACATATGCATTACTACTTCCAGTTCCATAGTATCTGTGTGCAGATGTTTTACTAGCAACTGCAACTGTAATCGTTGTAGTTGATCCATAAGGAGCAATCAGATGACTATATCCAGAAAACTGTGCAGCGGTAATGATGACTGATGTATTAACACTACTTTCTGTTCCAACACCTGAAGAAGTCGCACCAATAAATTTACCACTTGATGCATCATACTGAAGAACCTTACCATCTACCTTTGCAGTATCCTCATCAACATCATCAAGCTTTAAAAGATTAACTTCACCAGATCCTGGCCCATGTGCAAGAACTTTATATAATATATCTCTTACCTGTTTGATTTCTCCCTTAAGATCATCAATACTTGTTTCATCTGAATTTTCAATCTCTTCTTTAATATTTGTCTCTTCGATAAACTTGATTGCTTGTGCAACAGTATCACTTATCTCTGGTGTCTTGATTGGTTCTGGTTCGATAATATTTACTGCATCAACCTCAGTAAATTTGATGTCCTCACCATTATTCCAATCTTGAACAGTTATAGGATCTTCTTCTAATTTTGATACATCAAAATCCTCAGGCACTCCAACAGTAATAGCTGGTTCTGTAATATCTTTGACTTCTTTTGGTTTTTCTAATGTGTCAATTATAGAATCTAATTGTTCAATTAATTTCTCTTCCTTCTTCTTCTGTTTCTTTTCATTTACTTTTACTTCCTTAATACCAGTAACCACAGTCGAAGTTAAGACATCAAGATTGATGTCTGCATCCTTGAGAAGATTATCAAACTCCTCTTTCTTTTCTTTCTTGGCCTTTCCGAGAAGACTAAAAAATTCTGTGAGTTCTGGTGATTTCATTTATCATCTTCTTTTTGTTTCTTAATTAATTTTGATAACTCTGCCGTAGAACCAACGAATAATGCATTGGTTACATTTGTAGGGCCTTTATTTGGATCTTGTTCAAGATCCTTCATCTTCTGTTGTAAGTCAATAAGTTTGTCCGTGGTATCTGCAACTGCTTTGATTGTAGTTGCAGCAACTTCATATGCTCTTGCGGAATCTGATTCCTGAGCTAATTCTAATATACCATTCACTGCTTCTTGTCCTTTTTCAACTAAAGAATATAAATTTGCACGACTGTATTCATAGTCTTTTTCAGAATCATTTTTATCAGTTTTTTCAAGTTGATTCTTTCGAGGTTCAATATTAGTTTCAACGACCTCAGTATCAACGTTAAGTGCTTCCTCGATAGAATCAAAATTTTTCATAACTCTCCTAGATGTCTATACCTTGAGATGGACTAAACTCTTTACCATCAGTAAAGAATGACGATGTTTCATTAAATCCAAAGTCATCACCAAATTCAATGAGTGCGTCATCAGCTGTATTAAGAATACCAATTGGTGCGTTATGTTCGTGTTTAGCAGCAATCGTATTATCATGACCACGGAATACAGTTATATTCTGACCACTAATACTTCTAATCTTCATGATTTCAGTATCAATGATAATTCTCTGATTTGCAGCCAAATCAGTGGTTGCACTTACCTTGAAGGTTGTGACCTTCTCAGAAATTGCACCGTCAACAACTGTGGTTGTGTCATCATCATAATTTTTCTTCGCAGTCGGTGTTGCACTGTATCTCTGAACTCTCTTCGCAGTTTTAATGTTTGTGTTTCCATAAAAATCAACATCAACTTTCTTGATGAGTCCTTCTGGATTGTCTGCGACTGGCCCGAATAGATAAGTCTTTGCAGTAAATGATAGAGTATAAATTATAATTCTACGA